CCTGCTGTTCGTCATTGTCGTACACGCACACAATCGTGCGCACGGTGCACTCCGATGTGGGCTGCTGGCGCGGCTGCTGCTCGTCCTTGCCGGTCACGACCTGGTGGAGGATGTACGGCGCTTTTTTCTGAGCGGACTTGCTGTCGGGCAGCCGCATGGAGTACACGTCCGGCGCGCGGTACTGCTGCTCCTCATCGGCGCGCTGCACGCGGGTCGGCAGGCGGAGCTCCGCCACGGTCTCCTCGGTAAACGCCTTGAGCGCCCGCAGCAGCTCGACTCTACCGAGTGCGATGCTTGGCATGGTGCACCCCCCATCCGTTCATGACACGTTCGAGTTCGTGATCGATGCGCTTCTCAAATGTTTCCTTAACTGCTTGATCAACAGCATCTATCACGTTTTGATTGGAATACATCATCTGAGGAGTCGCCGGGCCGTACAACTCGCGGATCGGAAGCCGCTCCGGGCCCACGCGCTCGTAGATGCCCAGATGTCCGGTACTGCCCATTCTTTGCACGAAAGCGTGTTCCAGAACTTGCGGGCCGGTGTCGTTTCGGACATTTACGGTGACGCGATCAAGGCCGGTGACGTACGAAAACCGGATCAGCGGGATGACGTGGCCCTGAAAGCCGAAGATCGCCCCATAATCGCCGTCGAAGTGGTTGATGTTCTTGGTGTAGTTCAGGAAAGTCGAGCCGCTGACGTTGTATTCCTTTGTCAGCGCACGCTTTGCCACGGTTCGGCCTGCGCGACCGGCTCTTGCCAGCGCGCTGCCGACAGCCAGCAGAACGTCGCCGGCATACATGCCAGAATCCAACGCTTCCCAGGTTTTTTCGTACGCAACATCGACAACAAGTCCGGACATGACTGTGTATGGCACGACTGTTGGGCGATTGTAGATCTCACTCATCGTACGCCTCCAGCTCCAGTCTCACCATCCCGAGATCACAGCCGGACTGTGCCACGTAAAAATCCCGGAGGAATCCGGCCTCGTCGGTGATCCCGATCCGCGAGCCCTTCTCCGGGATAAAGCCGCCCAGCATCTCGCGGGCAAAATGCACCACGGATGTCACGGAATACAGTCCCTGCGCATGATCCGCGCTGGTCTGCGGCCTGTCCTTTGCCTTGAGCTGAGAAATGACGCAGGGCACTCCCTCGTATGTCTCGCCGTCGTACACAATCGTGTGCTCCGTGGCGAACTCAGTTAAGTTGCTGAAAACTTGGAGATTATCCCTTGCCACCATGTCCCGGAAGCTCATTCGACCACATCCTCTGCGGTCAGGTCAGGCGCGGTCAGCGCGTCCAGCATCTGCTGCTTGGTCATGCCACGGCTGCTGAGTCCCGCTTCCTTCATGGCGGCACGCAGCTCTGCAATACTCATCTCCGCGCTCACCACGGCGCTCGCTGTGGCCTCTCCGGCCTCGGGGATGGATTCTTCATCATCCGAAGCCTCAGCGGCCTCAGTGGGCGCGTGGGTGGCCGCAATGATGGCCTGCGCAAGCTCTGAATCCGGCGGCACGATGCCGCGACTCTTGGCGTCGGCGGCGATGCCGGTCCGGATCAGGCGCTCGGCCTTCTCATCGTCCACCTCGATGGGCGCGTCACCGGGTCTCACCGGCACCACAAACGGGCTCAGCTCGCCATTGATCAGGCGCGGCCTGTGCCCGTAGGTGCCATTGATGATCACGATCAGCATACGTTTCTCCTTTCAGGCGCAGCGCTTACGCCACGACGTTGGCGGCGTACACCCAGGGGCTATAGTTCTTGGGCGCGGCGAAAGGCCGGGACTCCAGCCACAGTTCGCGGGTCTTGTGCCGGCGGTCGATGAACACGGAGGGCACACGCGGCGCGGCGATGGTGTCAAACTCGCCATCCTCGTGCATCACGGTGATCTGCGCGTACATCAGGTGACCGGCGCGGGGCGCGGACACCAGCACGGACTTGGCCGGGAAATAGTTCGCGGTGGTGCCGGCGGCGTTGGTGTACTGCTCATCCACAGAGATCACGTTGAGGTTATGGCCGCCGAAGTTCACGGTGCCGATGAAGGTCACGCCGTCGTAGGCGGACAGGGTCTCGCGCACGCCGCCGGCGATGTTGATACCGGACTGCAGGTTGACCAGCGCCTGGAAATCCTTGTTGGCCAGCAGCACATCCGCCACGTCCTGACCGATCACCAGGTCGGTGGCTGGCAGGCCGCGCTGGCTCAGCTGACGGCACATGGCGCGAACGTCGGCCACGATGGCGCGGAAATCGGTGTTCACAGTCCACTGACCACCTACACTTATGGTGTACAGGCCGTCATTGCCCTTTGCGGGATTGTAGAACTTCACCTCAGCGGTGCCGCCGGCGGTGTCCGCGTCGATCATCTCGGTCACGGTGAAGCCGTTATTGATCATGGTCTGGGCGCACAGCCATTCCTCGGCGCGCTGGAACCGGCGCTCCAGAATGTTCAGGTCATCGCTGATCAGGCGGTTGGCGCGCTCGGCCCAGGTGGCGTTGGGCAGGATCGCCTCGCCGAAGCCGCGAATCTTGAGGTCATCGATGGTCAGGGGTGCCTTGTTGCCCAGCTTCACGGGCGAATACTCGGTGATCTCATAGCCGTTGCGGGCCACGGCGATAGGTTCGGCGCGGTCCACCATGAACGGCGCCATCTGCCGGTCGCCGTCGCGATACTCCACAAGCACCTTGTCAGCCTTGTAGATGTCGGCGGCGGTGGTCTCGAAATAGCGGTCCTTGAAGAAGGTCGGCGCGGGGGTCAGGCCCTGCCACAGACCCATCATGTAATAGGAGTTGGTGATGTCGAGGTTGATAGCCATTTCTGCTTCCCTCCTTTACAGCGCCTGAACGGTGCCGAGCAGGATGCCCTTCTTGCGAAGTTCGTCCGCGTCGGCCTCGGTCAGGGTATAGCCCTCGCCCACGATGAGCTTTGCCTTATTGAAGTAGCCGGTGATGTAGACGGTCACGTTCTCATCAGCGGCGGTGCCGACGGTCACATCGTCGGTCAGCACACAGTCAGGGGTGCCGGTGCCGGCGTACAGGGACAGCTTGCCGTTGGCCTTGCCCAGCAGCGTGCCGCGCTTGTAGGTCACCTGAGAGGCGCCCTTGGCGATCACACCACCACGCACCAGCGCGGCGGGCTCGATGCCGGCAAAGAGATTGTCATACTCCGCAGTACCGGCCAGATGGTTCAGTTCACGGGTCATGCGCTTACACCTCCTTCTTCAGCGCGGCAGCGGCGGCGCGACCGGCGGCGACCAGGTCTTCGTTGGTCAGAGGCTTGTCCTCTTCCTCAGCGTGCGCGGGAGCCACCTTCGCGGCGCCGCTCTCCTGGTAGTCGGCGTTCACGTCCGCCATGTACTTCTTGCCCAGCTTGACCGACTCGACGGCGGCGCGATAGCACATCTCCTGCGCAGTGCAGGCGGTGTCGCCATACTTGGCCGCTCTCACCGTGTCGTCATCGTAGAGCGCAGCCACGGCGTCGATGTCAGCAATGCGCTGACGCTCCGCCGCCACAGCCGCGCTCGCGTCTGCCTGAGCCTCGGCAAGCAAGGCCGCAGCCGCTTCGGGGTTTTCCTTGCGGAACTCCTCCAGGGTCATGGTATCACTACCTTTCTTGCCTGATGTTTCAGGCAGATTTGTATCATCATCGGGCTGAGGCGTTTCCTCCGCCGCGATTGATGTCGTTCGGATGCCCTCCGGCACCTCCATGGCCGCGATGCGCATCTGCCGCCCGCAGGCGTACAGCGTGCGCCGATCCTCGCTCACGGACACTTCCGGATCAGCCGCGTCCTCGATGACCTCATCGGCAAAGCCCAGCTCCACCGCCTCGCGCCCGGACATGTACTTCGTGTCCTTCATCATGGCGCGGATGTCATCCAGGTCGCGGCCTGTCTTGCGGGCGTAAATCTCGGCCTGCGCGTTGTTGGTCACGTCCATCTCGTCGGCCATCTTGCGCAGATCGCTCGAATTCGCGCGATCCCACACGAACCGCCAGCAGTCGTGAATCATCACGATGCTCGACGGGTTGACCTTGACGTGATCGCAGGCGCACATGATCAGGCTGCCGCCGGACATGGCCACGCCGTCCACGGTGCAGGTCTTTTCCGCCCTGAGCTCGCGCAGCCGGTTGTGGATCGCAAAGCTGGAGTAGGCGTCGCCGCCGACGCTGTTCAGGTGGATGTACAGCTCCTCCGCGTCCGCGATGGTCTCCAGATCTTTCAGGAAGTCGGCCAGCACAATGAACTCGCCCTTGATTTCCTCGCCCGTCCACCAGTCCACCGGACGGCTCTCCACGATCTCGCCGTACATGGTCAGCTCGGCCTTCCTGCCGCCATTGCTCACGGCCAGCGTGTAGCACGGCCTACTGATTATCGTTTTCCTGCTCATCCTCATCACCTCCGTCATCGGGTGTCACAATCGCGCCGATATCACGCAGCGTGTTCAACTCGTTGCCCAGTTCCTCCGCGTTGGCCTGCCAGTCAGAGCCGCCATACTCGCGAGCGATCTGCGCGTGCGTCTTGAATGCGTTGCCGGCGGCCAGAATATTCGCCCTGACCTCCTTGAGCGGATCGAGCTGGCCCTGTACCGGCCCGAGCCACTGCGCGCCGCACCATGCCGCGCGGATGCGCGGATCGGTAAAGAAGCCCGGCGCCTTGATCCTGCCGATCGCCACTGCCTCGGTCAGCCACGCCTCATACACCGGCTGACAGAACGATGACACCAGCCAGGAGCGCCGCATGGCCACCGCCTCCCATGCCTCCATGATGGCGGCGCGGCTGGCTGAGTAGCTCGCGTTGAACTCCTTCATGATCGTGTCGTAGGGCAGCTCCAGCGCCGCGCCGGTGAGCTTGGCCATCACGCGGATGAACGCCTCATGCCCGGCGACCGGGATCTTCGGCTCGCCAAACTCGACCTTCTCACCGGGCTTCAGGTGAATCATTGTGCCCGGGCCCATCTCGTGCTCGTTCGGATTCTCCGAGACATAGCTGTCCGGTGGCCTGTCCGGGCTCTCGTCCGGGCCATAGCCGACCTCGTTCATGGGAATCTCGGCAGGGTTCGTCTCGGTGTAAATGAACGCCGTGAAGAAGCTCTGCACCGTCGCGGCCAGCAGCTCGGCCTGATTGTACCGGCTGATGTTCAGCAGGTACTCAATCACCGGCGCGAGATAGGTCACGCCGCGATACTGGTCCGGCCTCTCCGTGTCCATGACGTGCAGCATCAGCGGCTCGCCGGTGCGCCTGCCGAACGCCCGGACGCGCTGCCACGTCCGCATGCTCGCGTCCTGCACAAACTGATCCGGGTACATATTGCACACCCAGTACGCCACGATCTGGCCGGTGCGCTTGTCCACCTCCACGCCGTCGTAGATCGGGTTGCCGTTCTTCGCGCGGCCTTCGGTCAGCCCGCCGGCGATCAGGCGGCCATCCAGCGGCGTGCTCACGCGGTCGGCCTCGATCATGCGGATGCGCAGCTGATACGGATTGGTGTCCGTGGCGCTCACCCACTGCTTCATCCCGAACACGTCGCCGCTTGTCAGCCAGCTCACCACGGCCAGCTGCTGCATGCCGTAAAAGTTGTTCACGCCGATCGCGTCGCAGTTCTGGCGCTTGTCCGCCCACAGCGCGAATTCCTTCTCGGTATTGCGCTGCCAGTCCTTGGCCGCCTCGGGCGTCAGCCGCAGCGCCGCCGCGTCAACCGAGCTTTTCAGCATCAGCCCGGTGCCGACGATCTTGGTGCGGTTGGTCTTGATCGCGCTGGTGGCCAGCGGCGACGACATGTACAGCATCCGGCCTCGCTGCCGGAGCGTGTACTGATTCCAGTCGATATCCTCACGCGGCGATGAGGATCGCGCCGTGAAGCCCTTCAGCGCCCGCCGGTTATGGCTCGCGCCGGCATCCGAGTATCCCTTTGCAAACGGTCTTTCGCTCATGCTCTCACTCCTCGCCGCTTATCATCTATACAAGCCGCCGCAGGCGAAAGGAGACAACTCCTGCAGCGGTGTGAATAACGCCTCGCGGCGATTATTCCTTTACCAGTCGCGCGGCAGTACACCAAACGCCCTGCGCGGCTTTGTACCGGCCAGCAGGGACTCGTATTCGTCCACCTTGGCCTCCGCGTCATCGATCGCCTTGCGCAGGGACGGAATGTCAAAGCGCGTGAGCGACCGGTCGTCGATCTCATAGCTCTTGACGCCGCCCTCCACCAGGGCGACATAGGCGTCCATCAGCTTGCCCAGCAGCGTCCGCCAGTACGTCAGGCGCTCCTGAATGGTCTCTCTTGTCATGCGCTCACCTCCCTTTGTTCCTGCGTGATGCCCGGGCGCGGATGCGCGGCTTCAGCAGTGTGTCCTCGATGGCTTTTTCCTCACGCTTGCGGCGGATCGCCTCATCGCGCTCGGCGCGATACTGCCTGTACAGCTCGCACTTTCCGTGGCACTCCGGCGACCGCCTCACGCACCCGGGCACGCACGGATTGTCCATCGCGATCCTCCGTCACCAGTCGAACATGTCATACATCCGCTGCTCCACAGGCTGCCGCGCCGGCCTGGGCGCTTCCGTGGGCCGCTGAACCGGCGCGGTCTTGGGCGCCTTCCGCCGCCGCAGGATCGCGTCCATGTCCGGCGCCATCGCCTTGAAGGCGGCCAGCGCGTAGTTCCGGCAGTCGAGCGCCTCGTTGCGCTCATGCCCGGGGATCTTCTCCCACACCCACGGATTCTTGTTGTGTTCCTTGTAGACCAGCCGCTCAGACAGCAGCCCGACGAAGAACGCATGCCCGTAGCCGCATTCCTCGTTGCTCGGAAAATGGCAGTAGCGCGGTCCGGGCGTCTGCACCTTCAGGCTGTCCATGATCATCTGCTTGCCCGCGTCCACGCCGAGCTGGTACTGCCAGCACTGCCCGACGTACTGCCCGCGCATCATGATCTTGACCGTCTTGGGCGGCGCAGTGTACGGTCTGCCGTCGCCGCCATAGCCCTTGCAGTCGAATACCTTCATCCGCACGCGCCGGGCACACTCCGCGCGCACGTTCTGTGTGAAATGTCCGCCGTCATCCACAAATGTGACTGACACCTTCAGGCGCGTGTCGTTGGCGTAGCGGTACTCATGCAGCAAGATGTCATCCAGCGCCTGCCACACCGCCTGGTCGTCCGGCCTGCCCATCAGCTGGCCGCGCCGGATGCCCCAGGTCTCGTTCCGCAGGCCGTGCCCGAGCACCTCATACTCCAGGCGGTCATCCTGCACGTCCACGCCGGCGGTCAGCACCAGCACGCCGTCCGGCAACTCGGCCTCGTACTCCTCGCGCCGCGCCAGATAGCTGTCCTCATCCTGCAAGCCGCCGCGATCCTCCCACAGCTCGCCGAAGCGCGTGTTGTACACGACCTTCAGCTTTTCCGGATCGCCGCGCGCGTCCAGGAATTCCATCACGATCTGCTTCCACGGCAGCCACGGCGAGATGAAACTGTTCAGCCAGAACGACCGCGCACCCTTTTCCATCGCTTCCGGATTGTCGGGGATCCATTTTGCCGGCGCCTTCTTCATCTCGCGCTCAGCGCTGATCGCGCCGCAGTGCGGGCACACGTAGTACACGTCCTGCACCGTGTAGGCCGGCTTGCTGTTCACGGTCTTCTCGGTGTACTCGTAGCGGATGTCCTTCCAGCGGATGTCGTTGTACTCCTCGCAGTGCGGGCACCGTGAGCACCAGCGCTCCTGTGTGCCCTCATAGAAGGCATCCTCGATGGGGGAGTGATCCTTGATCGT